GAACAATCAGTTTCTTACCGATAAGGGAGATTTTCAGCCCCTTGGAGTCAGTGGCATTCATAATCTGAATCAGCATGTCCTCAAGGGATGCCTCAGAAAGATCAGCAGCCACGGAAAGGATGTTGCTATGATTGCCGGTGGCCTCCGGGTGCGCGGTGGAGCCAAGTACAACCCCATCCCCGCCGTTATACCCGGAAGTGGTGAAGCGGTTCAGGATGTTAGCGCACACGTTCTCTTCCGTCTGCCGGATAGAGAAAGCGATATGGCCAGAAAGCCGAGTGGCAACGCTCTCGTACTGCCCATCCTCGATTGCTTCACGGGTCACGATGCCGCCGATAGCATAGGTAATGTTGTTAATCCGGCTGATATAGCCCTGCTGAGTGTCCTCAAAAGAGATAGAGGCACCCTGCGCTTTCACGGGGGCGAGGCCGAGGCCCTTGTACTGAATACGCTCTTCAAAGCTCTTGTCGGAGGTCTGCACGTCGAAAATCTGAGAAAACTCCTCTGCGTGCTCGTCGTAAGTATGTCCAAAGTGGGCCTTAATTCCCGGCCACAAATCCTTGGGATGCGAACCAGTGCTCATAACCATAGCGTCACCCTATTAAGAAGCGGTCACGCCCAGGATTGCACCCGTGGCGTTCTCGGCGGTGTTGATAAGAACCTCGTACACAGCATTTGCGCCGAGGGTGTTGTCCTCTACATCCTTGAGACCAAGGATAAAGAGAGGGTAGCTCTGGTCTGCTGCAGGGACCGTGCCACTTTCCGCCAGGTACTTGGAAGAAAGGCCTGTCACAGTAGAACCACCGGAGCCAGTCAATACGGCATTCTGGCCGGGGCATACACTGGTCAGCGCAGTACCGGAGCCGCGTACCTCAAAAATGGCGTCCTTGGCCAGACACACATTCGCAATACGCTCAGTGCTGGCCGGGTTGTAAATCTTGGTCAGGTCGGTGACCAACGGCTCAAAGCTGGTGATAACACCAAAGATAATAGTGGCATCGGTGCCAGCAGAGGCGTTAATGGTCAATTTCTTGCCGGTTGCGTCCTTTTCCGCCAAAGTCGGGGAGAGAAGAACGGGTTCGCCAATATACATGGCGGTTGCGTAAGACGCGCTTACGTACATAGGGATGGTTGCGCCATTCCATGCGCTTCCATCGCGGTTTTTAACGGGTCGCAACCCAAAGGCTGCTGCGCTATTTGGCATATGAACTCCTTACGCCCTAGGGCGTGTAATCAACGGTTTTGACATAGGTTCCGCCCTTATCAGGCGCGATCCCGTGCGGTTTAAGTCCGCCAGGGCTGCCCCCACGGATTGCATCATCAACCATGCGGTTTGTCGCTTCTTTCTTCGCCTGGTCTTCGTCGTAATACTCCCTTGGAATTGCCATCAGATAAGCATACTTCGCCGAGCCATCCTTGTTGGCCCCTACCAGCTTCTTGATACGCCTGTCCCTGTCCTGAACTTCCTTTGCGGTCCCTACTTCTTCCGTCCCGTCCGCGTTGACGAACTCATAGCCGCCGTCAATTGCGTTTCGTAACCGCTGGCCGTGGTCTTCGTCGTTGATCCAGCGCGGAACAACACCTTCCTTTTTTAACCGTGCTTCCGTCTTGGCATCCAGGTTCATTTTCAAACGAGGAACACCGAATGCAACCCTTGTAGTTCTTTCCTTTCTGGCCATCTTCCTTGTCTCCTTACTCAAAATACGCTTGCGCGTACTGTTCTTTGGTGAATTTCCGGCCTTGCTTCTCTGCTTTTGCTGCAAGGCGGGCATATGTCTCTTTCGCGGCTGCCGGGAGGTCTGAAAACTTATTGCCCTTCCCGCCATTTGCTGCGGGGCTTCCACCCTCAACCGAACCGGCATCTTCACGGCGTGGGTTGGTGAATTTGTCGGGGAACTGCTTCTTCACCTTGGCAGAAACCTTGTCGTAAATATCAGACAAGGAGAGTTTGGGATTTTCCTTGAAAAGTTTATCCCCCAGGAAATCGGCATACTCCGCAAGCTCAGGTTCATCGCTGTACCATTTGTTTTTGTCCTGCCAATCTTCAAAAACAGGGTTCAGCGCAGGAGCCTTGGGCTGATCGGGCGGTTTTAGTGCTGCCGCCTCTTTCTTCGCCGCACGGTACGCGTCGGCATCGCCGGTCTGGAATGCCTCAAGCTCTTTTTTCTCAAGCTCCTTACGCTCCCGGTCGTAGTCTTTCTTGGCGGTTTCGTAGGCAACCCTCTTGACCTCTTCAAGCTCTTGTTTGTTCATGGCCAGGGCGGCTTTTAATTCGCGCTCCGTCTTGTCCAGGCGATCCTTGAGGATGGGCACAATCTCTTCGCCGCGCTTTACAAACTCATCTGCTGGCCGCCACTTATCGGGGTCGCCTTTCCATTCTTCTTTTGAAACATGGCCCATTTCTTTGGCCCTTTTCTCAATGTCTTCGCTCATACTTCCTCCAACACCGCGCAAATCTCGCGGTCATTTATAATTCTATATTCCTTCTCGTCTTTGCCTTTAACGAGAATACCTGCATACCGATCAAACATTACCTTGTCGCCAACCTTCGGGCATTCCAGCCAATGCGGGTCGGTGAATGCGATAGGGCCAACCGCGATAATGGTGCCCTCATCATTGGCAAACTTGTTCTTGTCCTTCACCTGATCGGGGAGATAAATACCGCCCGCTGTCTTTTCCTCAACCTTCACAGGTTCAACGAGGATTTTGTACTCCATGGGCTTGATGCCGCTTTTATTCATTGTCTGCCTCCATGTTGAAAATATCCTCGATCATGTCAAACTTCGACTTACTCTCCAAGAGGAGCCTCCAGGCCTGATCCCTCTCCAGGTAGCCCGCTTCCAGGCACAATCTCTTGTGTTCCTCCTGCCACCTCTTCAGCCGGTGGAACACCGCCTTGGTCGTCGGGTGCGCCTTCCATTCCTGCAACTCTTCCTTTGTTAGCATCGCCTGCCTCTATCTGGGTTCTTAGTGCTTCAAGCTCCAGCCTGTACTGATCAAGCTGGGTTCCTACTTCCTTTGATTCTGCGTTTGCAAACGCCTCAAGCGTCTTGGCGTACAGGTTCAGCACCCGCGCTTCTGACTCCCTCGCCTCGTCGCGCTGCTTCATGGCGGCAAGCTCTATCTTGGGGTCGGGCGGGACTTGACGCTGCTCTTCAGGGATGATGATCTTGTCAACGCCACTAATCTCTGCGGCCTCCAGGTAGCGGCGAGTAATTTCCTCCTTATCGGTAAGCGGGTTGCCCATTTGCCCCATCAACAGCTCTGCCTTTGCAATCCTCTGCTGAGTCGTCGCGATGGTTGGGTCGGCCACGGGCTGTATGTCGGTAGATTCTCCCCTGAAGTCTTGGAGAGACACAACCCCTTGTTCGTTGGAATCAAGAACCGTAAAATACGTTTCCGGCTGCAAATAAATACTGTTGAGCCTGTACAGCTTCGCAAACTCTTCCTTCATGGCCCGCCAGATGCGCTTGTAAATGGCGGTAAAAACCTTTGCCCCCTCTTCCACCCGAATCATGCTGGTGGTGGCGGTTTCGTTCTGTGGAGTGGCCCCCACGTTAATGTCTTGCACTCCTGTAATATCCCGCACCGACTGGATTAACATTTGCAGCATCTGAAACAGAACTGAGGACGGTCCAGGAAAGACCATTGGCTGCAAAGCCTGGTTAATAGGCATGGCCGAGGGGATGCGTATTTGCTTGAACTCACCCATGGCAAATCGAATCGAGCCGCGCCCACCACCAACGCTCACCCCTTCGCGGACAAAACCGCCCTGAGTGTTGGCAAGCGTTCCTGCGTCGATTATCTGGTTTATCGTGGTGTCAATGGTATCTGACAGCGGCCCGATAAGCTGGCCGAAGCCAACATCATAAAATCCGCCGTCCGGCGAGGGAATAAAGGAATACTTGGTGAAGTACTGAATCCGGTCTATCTTGATGACCTTCGCCCCGAAGACAGCTTCTTGCGGCGTTGATGCTTCCAGGTCGCCAAGCCGTTTCATTTCGTCCAGATTGATCCAGATATCCTCGGGGTAGAACCCGGCCTTGATCCTCACAACCTTCTGCGATTGCTCGTGGACGGTCACGCACCACGGCTCTTTGACCCCATCCTCGTCAAGGTCCAACAAGCATTGTTGCTCAAGGAAGCATTGCTGAGTCTCTTCCTCTTCGTCCGTTTTACTGATTTCCAGGTTTACGTCAACCCATAACCCAGACGATTGCCGCACCTCTATCTCGTGCGGGTAGAAATACAGCCTGTGGGTCATCCTGGGGCAGACTGCCAAGCTCTTTGTCTTGTTGTGGACAACGAAATCCTCCGGCCTGATCCACTCAGATACATTCCGGCCAAGGGTTGGGTCATAAAACGATTTTTTGAACTCGCACCCCTCGATAGGCAGCGCCAACAGGAGCCGGTCGAACTGCTCTTCCCATTCTTCCTGTTGGAACAGTAGCTGCCAATTCATGAACTGAGCGCACCGCACGGCCCGCTTGCTCTTCTCGCCTTCAGGGTCTTCGCCGGTAACGCGGAACTTTATTACCTTATCGCCCTGGATTACTGCCGGGTAGCATCTGGCATGGAACTGGAGTGCGGAGGTGGTAAGGAGTGGATACTTGACCTGGGAGGCATTTTCGAAGGGGAAGTCTTTCTTCTTTGTAACTTGCAGCGCAAGGGCCATCGCATCTTGGGACCGCTTCTTCCAGTCTTCGCGGCTATCTTCATCGATCTTGTACAGACGAACAACATCACGCCCGATCTTGATGAGTTTCTCTTCCTCAATCTCAGAGGCTACGTTGTCCATCTTGGCAAATCTAAGCAGGTTTTCTATCGTCGATCCGTCCACGCTGCTCCTTAAACGCAAAAAGGCCAGCAATCCCCGTTGTGGAGACGCTGGCCTCAATTGTTTTGATAGCCGATCTAGTTTTTAGGCTTGAAGCACTGCTCTTTTTTAAGCTGTACCACCTTACCGTGTTCAAATTTTATACGAATTTCACCGAAAAAGCAAGAAGAAAGTGCAATCCTTATGTGCTCGTCAACAAATTTCTTGTCGTTCTCTTGCTTTGCTTCCACTAGTAGCCTGTCACAGAATTTCGTGTATTGGTAACGTGATCGTCTTCCTCGTAGTCATCTTCCCTGGCGGGGCCGGGCGGGAAAAGGATAGTCGCCGGATATTGTCCTGCATCGTGGATATGACTGTATTGGTTTTTTTCTGGCTCTGTTTTAAACATCCCGCTGTTCCCAATTTCAGGATAGGCATACCCGCCCTCAAAACCATCTATCGTTCTTGTGCAACCAGGATCAACCACTAAAGCGGGCATCCCGTTTATCTGCCTGCTCAGCCTACCAGCAACCGATTCACGCCGAATTTTGAACGACTGGAGACCGTCCTGTATATCAATCCCCGTCTCTTCACGGATGTAGTCGCGGGGGCTACCCTTTAGCGTGTCTCTAATTTTCCCGGCTGGGTCTCCAATATCAATATATTCAGTGTCGGCCGGAAACTCTTGAGCGCACCACAAATGCACCGCTTGCGCAAAGTCAATGATCCGAGCGTCTTCTCCACAAAACTCTCTAACCCAAAACCACTGGCCCAAACTGTTTATGTAGGTGATAATGCAAGCCGGGTTAAGTCCGGTATTATCCCACCCCCGGATAATGGCCCTCCCTCCCTTCACCCCTTCCTTGACTACTGACAACAACGGCCTGGTTGCGACATGAAAACGCCGGTTAAATTCAGGATATACCTGTCTCCCTCTCACCGTTACGCCCCATTCTCCCCGAACCAAAGTTTTCAGCAAGTCGGGCCGTTCTGCATAGTCGCTTTCCAGATCTTCATAATATCCAGGCCGGAGATTGTGTTTGTTCTCCTCTTGGGTTTGCTCATAAATGGAATACCCGGTAATCGGAGCCTCAACAAACTCCTTGTAGAGGTAATGCTCCCGGCTCGGATAGTTGGTTGTCAGTGTGACTTGCGGGGGGGTTATGAATGGATTTACTCCGCTAGTGTCCTTCATTGAAGGGTAGCGACCAATCCGGCCAAGAAGCCCCTTGATAACGTCATGATGGATTTCTCTTGCTTCATCGACGTGCGCCCCGGTCAGCTCCAGAGACAGGAGGTCGCGCACATCTTTAGGCGTGTCAAGGGCTTTAAAGATGATTTCTATCTCCCGTCCATCGTAGGCGATGCGGTAAATCTTATCGGTTTGGTTATAACTGCCAAATACCGTATCTGGAAACCAGTCAAGATACGTTTTTATGGTGGTGTCACGTAACTCTGGGTAGGTATTTCGTACCACGGCGAAACGGCTCCGCTTTTTCCCGTCTATTTCGATAACTCGTTTTGACTGACACTCGATGATATCATAGGCTGCGCTTGAGGTTTTACCTGTGCCAAATGGGCCTATCAACAACTTGACGCGGCTTTCTTTATCGGCGTGGAATTGCCTAGACACTGGGCCGCAATTATATATAAGATCGAAAGTTTCTGCCATAAATGCCTAACAGTGTGAGCGCGGCTTTTTGGGGTACCAAACACGATAATACAACCACTTACGCCGCTCCATTCCTAACGAATAGATTTATCATTCTTCTACGTTTGTTGTGATTCGGATGGTTTTTACTTCACCAGAGTGATTCAGATCGAGCTTGTCTCCGTACCGTTTAGGTTGCTCTTTCCCGGCCTGCCACTTCTCTGCATCAATGGCTACCCGGCACTGCTGCGGATCAATCTCGCCTTTTAGCATCTTTACCACATAGCCGTCTATCCGGTCAGAACGGGCATCAGCCCTGGCATCCCTCGCGCGCGCGTAGTCTTCGGAGAACGTGGCATCATCCAGCATCCACTGAATCACCGTAGAATGTGCAGGCATCCCCGGCTCCTTGCAAATACTATCCAGGTTCCCGCCCATAGAAACGAGGGAGCATAACACTGGGAATATTACCGCCTTATCATATTTGGGCTGCCCGCCTTTGGCTTTTGGCTTACGCTGCATCATATCTTAATCCTGTGTGCAACAAATAATTGACAACGCGGCGGCACCATACCACCAACCGAGCAGCATGCCAGCACAAATGCAGCCGGAGATAACCAATATCCACCACTCAGTTATGCCCAAGTTCATTGCTTACCACGCCGCCGCAAGAAGAAAAAGGAAAACCCCAGCCCCAACCCACGGGCCGAAGGCCATCCCCATGCAAATACATCCGCCAATAGAAAAGATTGCACCCATGTCTCACCTCACCGTAATCGAGTCAACGCCGCGCCCACATCCTACAACCCATTTACTCGCTACCTCTACCGCCCTAACTGCATCAGCCCCCATTTCCATTGCGCCAAGAGCCGCCTCTCTGCCAACTCCCCAGGCGCAAATATTGTCGGTTGGATATATCGGCACCGGGCTGGAACCGCTCTCATAAAAATGAATGCCGTTACCGTCCAACACCACCAGCCCGGCAAAGCATTCCGCATCTGGCTTGGGCCACGGCTTTTCATCACTCAAAAGGTGGTCGCGCATCTGTATTCCCAAAGACAGATCGCCATAGCTGGCAAACGTAACGTCCCTGTACGCCCATACTTTCAGCACAGACCCGATAGTATCACCACGCACAAACATCTTGTCTGCGGCCAGGGTTTTGCCGTCCCACGCGATACAGGTCACAGCTGAACCCCGTATGTCAACCAGAATCTTGTCTTCTCGTGTGCGTACAGCATTTCCTGCTCATAAATCCCACTCAGAGAATACAACCCAACGCATTGTGGCTGTTGCAGCTTTGCGCACCGACGCGCATAACTCATAGCCATAGGTAGTTGATTAACATTTGTGCAGCTATCAAAAACGCGCCGGGCTTTGTCCGTTAACCCATCACGCTTGCCGTGTGAATTGAGATACCTTATTGCCGCATTCTCTGACATGATTAAAACTCCCAGGTCAGCACGCATCCAATCCCCGCGCCGATCCCATAACCGGCAACATCTCCAGCGTCAAAGTGCTTGTCCGTCAACTCCTTGGCCGTCCCAACCGCGATTGCCGCCAGTATCGCCACCACATCTGCTTTTCGTCCGGTCAGCCCTGAGTACCTGTGGACCAAATACGATACGCCCAGGCCTACCCCTGCGTGGACAACATCGTCAAAGCCGCTACGCTCGATTGTTTCGTTTGCCTGCCGCCAGTTGCCAGCCGCCGCCGTGGAGCAACTACCGAACAGCACCGTGAAGAATAGCATTACCCATGTTGTAGTTCTCATTCCCCGTCCTCGGTAATGATCAACGGCAAAAACTGCCTGTGCATCAACTCCCGCGCGCGTAACATACACCACCGTATACCCTCATCGTCAAAACTGGGATGCGCAAACGCACACTCGATATATCCCATGGATGGCAATTTTTTGTATTTGTATGTATACTCCGATCCCGACTCTGCTCCCCGTACAAATGCCTCCTTTGTTGTCTCTGCCCCGGCCCTTCCGTGGGCAAACAAAACCACAACAACCCCCAGTGACACCCATATTGCGAGTTTTCCCATTATCTCCCCCTGTTGCTCCCAAATCCGTAATAATCTTGATACGCTTGCTCAAAACCATAACACGTCCGGCTGGTGCATATCGCGGCAGGTGGTTCTATGTTTTCCGGGTCGTCTGGGTTGTGCGTATGACAATAGCAGGCCGTCCCGGTGTTGTACCGTGACAAATTCTTCCCGCATATCTTGCACTCTCTAACCATGATCGCTCCATTTAAAACATTGTAACACCGTGTAATCATACTAGCAAACACTATTCTAAAAATATTTTCATAGGTTGCATTTTTATTCTTGACTTAACGCCCATAAGATGTAAAAATATAATCAAAGGGAAGCATATAGCTGACCATAACCGGGAGGAAGACCATGAATGCGAAAAGAATAACCTTAAAAAAACTGACCAAGAAAGAGAAAAAACATCTGGCCGAAACTATTGATGGCCGTGTATCTCTCGCCGCCTTTGTGAGAAACCGTGAATTTCACGCCGGGATGAAAGTTATCTCTGGCGTTGAGCCTTGTTACGATTGCCGAAGCATAGCAATTAAAATTGGGCTGGAGACCTAAACCCCATGAACTTCTCAATCCAGCTCCAGACAAAGACCTACTCACTATGTGCGCTATGGTTTCATGGTCGCCTGTTTCAAACCGTTTCTTACTGCCTGTCCGGTGTATCGGCGCAGGTTCTTTGTATTCCATATTATCAGGAGGGGTAATCATGTGGTGCGAATTTTTTGTGTATTATGTTTTTGCGGCTATTTTCTTCGCTGCGTTGGTTATCGTAGCCAGCGTGGTTTCTGCAATCAACGACCTTGAAAAGGAGGGGTAAATTATGCAAACAACACTGAATAAAATTCGCACCCACTCGCCCTGCGAGGATGGTTGGAAGAAATTGCTTACCCACCTCGGCAAAACCAAAGCGGACGACGAGCCGCTGGATATACTGACAATCCTGGATAGTAACGGCCTGGACGATGCCCTGTGGTCTTTACGCGCAGTCGATGGCCGCGACAAAGAAATACGAAAACTCGCCTGTGATTACGCCATGATGGTTGCCGATCTGTGGGACATGCCTGTTTTAGTCCGTGAGTATCTGACAACTCAAAACGAAGAATTGCGGGATGCTGCGGGGGATGCTGCGGGGGATGCTGCGCGGGATGCTGCGCGGGATGCTGCGCGGGCTGCTGCGCGGGATGCTGCGCGGGCTGCTGCGTGGGATGCTGCGCGGGCTGCTGCGTGGGATGCTGCGGGGGATGCTGCGCGGGATGCTGCGCGGGATGCTGCGTGGGCTG